GTTCAGATGATTGAGAGAGTTTAGTTTTATCACCATATTGTGTTTTAAATTCATCAATCTGTTCACCGTCATGAATGACTTCATCACCTGCTTTTACACAACGGTTATAAGTTTTACCGAAGAGTTTTTGAGTACCTGCTTTTTTGTAACCCTTCCAGCATTTCTTACCTGCTTCATCAAGCATGTCACTACCAAGACCTTTTGTTGCTTCCAAAGGTTCTGGTTTAACCAAATCTACAGTTTCATAGTCGGTAGGAGTAAAACTATCTCTCCAGTTTTCAAATTCTTCTTTCTTAGTTTTATTTCCCCAATTTGCTGCACCAACTTTTCTACACTTGACCAGTGCTCCCGATGCATATGCACTTGGCCAAACTGAATAACGTGACTTGACTTTATGATAGCAAGCATCCTTCTTGCCTTCTTCAATATCAATCTCGTCACCAACTTCTACATTATTTTCTGCGAACCATCCACGGTTTACTTCTAACGCACACAGCACCTCTCCTTCAGAGTATACTGCACTCTCGTCAAATGGTTCTAATTCTTTAATACTTTCGATAATTCCATCCTCTCTGATAAAAGCAATGTCAAGAGGAATTTTTGTCTCAGTCATATGAAATGACTGTTTCTGTACATCATCAAAGATAAACAACATCCCACTGTTTGTTTCTAAACTTTCACGGAACATTAGTCCCAAATTAAAATCTCTTATATTATTTGGAATTTCAATATTTAAAGGTAAAGTAACAAACTCGGTTGATTCTTTCATTTTCTTTTTTGGTTTATCAGTTGAGACATACGTGGGTTTTGCTGCTCCTGTCTTTTGTGGTTGACCAGGATCAGCAGCTCTTTTTCTTCTCTGAGCAGAAAGTCTTTCTGACTTACTCATACTTGCTCTTTTTGCAGAAGATACACACTTAGGTGTTGACTTCTGACCTGGTTGACGAGCACACGGTTTACCTGATACAACCTGCACCCAACCTGGTTTTCCACCTTTTGATCTTGACTTACCAAACCAATCACGGAGACTCTCTTCGCTCATGCCGTTTCCACCATTACCATTTCCGTTGCCATTACCGTTACCATTTTTCTTGGTTTCAGTATCGTCGTCAACAGAGTGTCCATTTTCCTTACGGAGCATTCCAGCAGGTCCCACAACCTTAAATCCTTTAGGGATTGGTTTACACTTTTTATCAGTGTAACAGTAATATTGTCCTGCAGGGCAACGTCCGTTTTTAGCCATCAAAAGAGTAATTACTCCCTTTTATTTATCATCCATCAAGTGCTACAGTGAGACCAAGAGACATACCTGGGAGTGATGTCCAGGATGTTCCATTGTAGAACTCCATCTTTTTAGTTGTTGTATTATAAATCATTGCACCTTCATCAAATGTTCCTGCATCCGTTTGAGTGTCTCTAGCACTAGTTGTGTATTGCGGCATATAGAATGCAGTACCAACTGTTGCAATACCAGTAACATTCCAATTTCTTGCAGTTGCTTCATCATATGTTATATCACCAGTTACACTTAAATTACCAGTAACTGTTGCATTCCCATCAACATATAATGCAGAATCAGATCTAGCGGTGCTTCCAATTCCAACATTTTTAGTCGTATGAATACCAACACTATCAGTGACGAATGATCCACCACCACCTCCTGCTACTACCCACTGTCTTCCTTTGCGGGAATATGTCTGCCCATCATTAGGGGCATCTTCAATACCACCTCCACCAATAGTGGCAATTTGTTGCTGGATTCTATTAATGAATGTTCTGTAATGACTCTGTAACTGATCTAAAGTTACAAACTTTTGATCTAACGGTGTTAGTGGATCTGAGGAGTTATTTGTAGATGGATCTCCTGGTAAAGTTGGATTATCCTCTGTTAAAAGTTTCTTTTCATTTATCTCAGATATGGTTTCTTCAAGATAGTTAATTTTTTCAACTAACTCTTTATTCTTCTCTTCTAACTTATCTAACTGAAGTCTTTCAAGAACTTCTTTTATTTCTTCTTGAATACTTTCAATGTGTTCGTTTTGTTTTTTAATATGTTTTTCATTAACAGTAAGATCCATCTCAAGATCTTTCATCTGTTCGGAAATTTTATTTCTAAATTTACCTACCTCTGTCTTTAGACTAGCATGATAGGTTTCATTGGATTGAATTAAGACGTTTTGAATTTCTCTAAGATCTTCATTGACAGTTTCTTCTAAAAAATTAAATCTCTTGTAATACTTTTCAATATCTTTAGAATAACTCTCTAGTTTTTCATTTTCACTAATCTCTCTATTTTTAAAATCTTTGTAAAGAGCCTGATATTTTTTAGATATAGAATCTATCTCTTCCTTATATTCATCAGTTACATCTTTTAGTTCTTGTATCTTTTCAGAAGTTTTTTCTGGAATACCTTCAGAAATAAATTTAATTTTTTCTGATAGAGCGTTTACTTTAGAAAGAACTTCTTCCTCTAATTCTTTTACTTCTTTTTCTGATTTTAATTTAGTTTCAACAAGAAGATTGCTATATTTTGGTATTTCAGTCTCAGTAAACAGTTTTACTTTTGCATTGAGATCTTCAATAGTTTGCCTATAGGTGTCAATTACTTCATTGACCTTTTCTTCTGTTCTTACTTCTGTTTCTGCAAAGAGTTTTTTATATTTTGGAAGTTCTTTTTCTACTAACTCATTTACATTCTTATTAACATCTCTAGCAGTTTCTTTAAACTCTGCTTTGACTATGTTGATAGTATTTTCATTTACACTTTCAACAGTTTGTAAAGCACTAGTAACTTCTTTATTTACGTCTTCTTTAATAGAGTCTAAGTTTTCTTCTACTTGTTGTTTAAAAACACCAAGTCTATCGTCAAATCTAACTTCTGATTCTGAAATTAATTTTTTGTATTTTGGTACATCTACATTAAGAAAAGATCCAACAGAATTAGAGAGATCTACAAAGTCTTCTCTAATTTTATCAACTGTCTTACCATTGATAGATGATATTTTAGATTCAATTTTAGTTATTGATTCCTCTACAAAAAGAAGTTGTGCCATCATGGCACTGTCTAAATCTTCTTTTTTAATTAAACTTTTTATTTCCTCTTTTATCTCACTAACTTCATCAGAAACACTCTCTACTTTTTCTAAATTGTTCTTGAAACTATCAAAAGTAGAAGTAAAGTCAGATAAAGATTGGATATGATTTAAGTTTAATTTAAAGGCGTCAAATGCTTCAGATACTTTCTCTATTTTTTCTGGACGTGCAGAATCATAACTCTCCTTTACCTCATCCAGGGGAGTTTTATTATTACCAAAAAAATCTGAAGGCTTCTTTAGTGCCACGTTAAATATATCTCCTCTATTTTACTATTTATTGTCCTCTTTTAATCCATCTTTAAGCATTTTTGCTAGATCTGCTGTTGAGCCAACAAATAATGCATTGTTAACCGTTGATGGTCCTTTGATCTTTTCCTCTGCTTCAACGTCTTTGAGTTTCTTTTGAAGATCTAATAATTTGTCAGTTGCATCAGCAACATTCTTAATTAACTGACCAGCAACTTCATATGCTCTTGGCATTTCACTTTCTTGTGCAAGTTCAAGAACACCGTTAAGAGCTTCTTGTCCCTTTTCGATGATGGAATAAAGATTACCTCTAGTATACTCGTAATCTTTTTTTATGTCATCAACACCCTCTTTGACTTTTTCAATTTTACTCTCAACTACTTCTGGTTTTATAACGTCACCAGAAGTATTGAATGTGTCATTTAAATCGTCAAAGTTTTTTGTCATTTTCATCAGAACCCACCACTAAATCCAAAGTCATCTCCAACCTCAATCAATGCATTATCAGCAGCATTGATAATAAAGATTTCTTCACCGACTACGTGGTCGGTAATAGTAGTTCCATCTTGACCTCTCTTCACATTGAGTCTGTTTCCAGTTATCTTCGTAATGTAAATTTCCTCTCCATTGAGATCAACATAGGTATTAGCAGTAAGTCCACTAGCATCTGCAACGTTGAATGCTGTTTTTGCTTTTGTAATATCTTCTGCCAGTGTTGTTGCTGCGTTTCCAGTGTAGTTCTTG